TTCTACTAATTCATCAATCTTATCCATATTATCTTCCTTCTACTATATCGCAATCATTCTTCAATGTTTTGTTCACAAAATACTGGAACAATTCGCTAATCGTGTACAAATCTATATCACCAATGTTCTTAATGAAATCAGAATAGTTTGTACAGAAATTGCTGTATAATGAATCTTTAGTATTTGGGTAATGTCTTTCCAAATACTCCTTCATAATATGATAATTTATTTGTATTGTTTCTTCTTGTAATTCGGTCATTATTTTTCCTTTTAATTTATTGTGAATATAAGAAATGGGTTACCCCGTGAGCGAATAGGGTAACCCATTATAGGAATAAACAATGACAATTTATTTATGTCAATTACAAATTCTTAAATTTTGGTTGGACTCAAATTTCGCTCACGGGCCCATTCTCTTTTATGTATAAACAAATTTAGCAACATTCTCGGGTTTGTGTAAAGATTTTGTAAAATTTAGATCTGCATTTATTCGTATATTCGCATAAACGCATAAATCGGGGTTTTCTGCCCGAAAATTCTCTAGTATATTATATTATTAAAATACACACACACACTAGTGTGTATAAAACTGTTGTCGGTTACCCATTTTTGACTACATATTGTGGTTTATGTGTATAATTTCTACCATAGCCACAACATATTGTGTATGTGTAAACCACCATAACAGAAAATCTAGCAAAAACCACCAAAACTTCGCCAAAAGTTCCGAAGTACGGAAGTTCCGAAGTTCCGAAGTAGTGCTCAAATGTACACTATATTGGCTATTTCCCCGTACATTGACGTACAAGGCCCAGTTAAAAAATATGTAAAACCATACGAAATTTTTTAAATAGCCATAAATAGCCCACAATACTGCCAAATACTGCCATTTCTACAACATTTCCGAGCCGAATATGTTTCTTTGGTTATTTCCCAGATTAAGAAAATTAAAATCTACATATATCGTTCGGGTGATTGCTACATTTAACAGAAAGGACAGAAAATATGAAATTAGTAATAAACAATAAAGAATACACAATCTGCGATAAATGCCAGTCTTTTATTAGTAGTCCCAGATGCTACAGTTGCTATCCATTACAACCAGGAGATTTGGACTGTTGCGACCAGTTAAGAGAATACTATAACATTCCAAAGAAACCTTTTAATGATTCATTAGTTAAACATCATTTATTACAATACTATTTCACAAAGAAAACACTAATAGAAATGGGTTTATATTATAATGTACCAGAGTGGCAATTATTACAAGTTAAAAATTCAAACCACAATAAAACAATAGGAACTATGAAACTACACGAACACAAATTAGAATCTTGTAAAGAACTGTATATGAATATGTCAGATGAATTTATACGAAATTTAATAGACAAAATACCACAAGAACTGATTAACACATTCAAAGCAGAATAAAATAAAAATCCCCACCAGATCTGGTCAGGTACGTCGTTGTACGTCAATCTTTTTGGTCCTTTTTGACTAATTTTAGCCACAAATACAGAAAATCCCCAGGCATTCGCCCAGGGATTTGTTAGATAGAGAGTAGTATATTAAAAATCTTTTTTAATTTCGTTTAGAGAATTTTGTAGCCACCATTGTTTATAATTTTTTACATAGAGTGGGTCATTCTTAATTAAGGAAAATAATTTATTTCTGTGTTTATCTGTCCATTCTGTATATAAACATTCATTTTCAAAATAAAAATTAGCAATTTTCATAAAAACATCATTTTCCCAATCATTTGTATTCATCCAAGTTTGGATGTTAAACCAATCAACCACATATTCGTGAACCATTTTTTTAGATACATGAGTCATTTTTATTTCTCCAAGTTAAAAAGTTCGGCAGTCGCACATCTTTCAGGCACCAACCAGTGAGAGCCACGATTGCCATAAGAGTTATGATTTTATTTTTCATAGTTTTTGTTTCCTTTTGTTAGAGTTTATGTTTAGTTTATTCAAAATCTTTCTTGATTCTGTACATTTTCCTTTTTATTCGGTTTTGCCTCATTTGTTGCCTAGCCCATTTTAATTGCTTATTGAACTGTTCTATATCATAGTCAATTTCTCTTTTCTTAGGGTGCCATCTACCAATCACAGCAAAATACTGAACATTCATATTCTTAATGTCTTTAAAATACAAATGTATCGTTCTGTGACCATCCCAGTCTTTATCAAATTGTTCTTCAATATAAAACTCTTTTTCGTAGTACGTGTCTATTAACTTGTCATAATTTAGTTTAATCATAGTTTCTCCAAGTTAAAAAGTTCGGCAGTCGCACATCTTTCAGGCACCAACAGGTGGATGTGCGTTTCAGAACTGCCGTTAGTTTGTTAAAAATTAGATTTCCGTTCCAAATGTTGCTTTCCAGTTTTCAGCAATTTCATTCTTGTATTTCTTCTTATTTGACAAAACATCGTTCGCCATAGCAATACGGATTTTAGCATTCTTAATGAAGCGGAGCGTGGCATTCGGTTCCTGCTTAACACCAACACGATTGCTGTTAATGAGTTTCCAGCAGAAGTGATAAAGCGGAGATTTCGTACCACCCAGCTTTTGACGCAGTTCAAGCCATTCAGTTTCAAGATTTTGGTATTTTTCGTAATCATTGTAAGCAGCATTCATGCCAGTACGAACCTTTGCCCAGCCACCCCAGTAAGTCTTTTTCGTGTCAGTCTTATTCGTCTTTTGGGCAGCGAGAATGTTCTTAACTGCGTTCGGGGCGATTTTTGCGATTTCGTTCTTGTTAATCATAGTTTTATCTCCTGTTTTAGTTGTTTTTGTGTTTTTTGTTTCGTTTGTAGTGTTAATATAGTTATTTTTCTTTGCCTTGGCAACCGTTTTTGGCGATTTTTTTGGTAACTTTTTGTTTACATTCTTTTCGTCAGCATTTGACGTGTCTGGGGCAGTTTCCTTAGCCATAGTGGGAATAGGAATTTCCACAACTGAGGTAGGAACGTCCGTTTCCTGGGCAGTTTTGGTGCGATTTGCTATTTCTTGTTCCATAGCATTAACCAATTTGACAAAAAAGTCTTTTTTATACCATTTGCCATTGGCATTTTTCACAGGAAAAACATTTTCCGCCAGTCTTTTCTCAAAAATTTCTTTTTGAGCTTTAATTTTAGCCAAATCCCATTGAGAGAGAGTCTGCTGGGTTTTGTCTGCGTTGAATGTTCCATATTCTTTTTTCATAGTTTTATCTCCTGTTAGAGTTTAGTGTTTTGTTTATAGTCCAAATATAGAATAGTCAATTTCTTTTGTCAATGGTTTATTTTGTAAATTTTTCGTTACAAATTTAGCATTTTTCTTAACATAATCTTTGTAAACAGGATTTTTCAAAAGAACTGCCCAAACTTTTGCCGTTATCCATTCTTTAGGAATGTTATGGGAACAGTCATCTTCGGCTAATAACATAGCACATTTTTCCATAGATTCTTTTTCGTAATCGTCTAACAATTTTGTAGTATAATTATATACTTTTGTTATATCAGCTTTCTTGTATTCTTTAAAATTAAACTGTTCTAACATTTCTTTAGATATATGGTTATAGTGTTGCCAATCAGTAGAACCACAACGCAGTTCACGCAGTTTTTTCATAGACGGATTCGTGAAAATCCGTTTTTCTTCAGCTAACATTTCTTTTGCAATTCTACCATATTTCATTGTAATCTCCTGTTTACAATTAGCCAGCAATCTTGGATGCTTCGTAACGAGAGAGAGCAAATCCAAACGAACGCTGCGTCTTATTCCAACGAACAGTCTTGTCAATCATTCGCCACATAGAACCATAAATGTTATTGTAATTCTTTGCTGTGTTGTTGAGAACCAAACGCATAGATTCCTTACGAGCAAGAGCGAAGCCAACAGAACGCTGCGACTTGTTTGTGGGGATAGTTTTGTCAATGATACGCCACATAGCACCATAGAGCTTGTTGTAGTTTTCGGTCTGCTTGTTAGTGAGAGTGTTGTTTGCGATAATCTTCATAGTTTTACCTCTTTTGTTTTTAGTTGTTTGTTTTTCGTTGAGAGCCATTCTCTCAATCACATAAACAAATATAGAAAAATACAGGGCCTTGTCAATGGTTTTTAGTCAAAAACTGTGTAAAATAAAATTTACATTACACAAGTGGCGAAAACTGATCAAAAACTGGGTTATGTTTAGTTTTGTTTACACTTCTATACTGTGAAACTTCGCAACTTCGCTACTTTTACTGTAGAAAATCACCCAAAGTTGACGTTGGCTTTTGTAACTTTTCTTTTACAATCTGGTCAATTTTGGCAAAACAACTTTGGTACTGTGGAACTGTGAAACTTCGTTCCATATTTTCCCACTGTGGCAGTTCTTCATCTAGCACAGTTTTCAAATCCATATAGAATGGGCATGGTTTTCCAATACCAGGAATCCAACAACCCCAGGACGAACTAATAGCAATTTTACATTCGTTTTTCATAATGCGTAATGCGTTTATTTGATTCTTAATCAAATTTATACTAGACGAAGCTATACTGTTCTTGTCTGATGTTACGAAATACAATGTTTGAAAACAACAGAATGGCTGATCGTGCTTAATACAGTCGTACCATATAACAACATCTTCAGCTACATTTTCCATATCTCTAAATCTACATTCAGGATGTTCTATCACCCACTTGTTCTCAAATAAAAATACTTGATAAAACGGATTTTGTTTAACTATCTTTGTTGCGTGAGCAAAGGCCAAGTTATTGAATTCCGTTCCTGAGACTGTGGCCCTACCATATTTTGTATGTAACTCTTCCAATGTTGCTAGAGCAGATTTCAAATCTATGTTTTCTGTTTTGCCGTTATTGTTAATGCGACCACCTTTCACATCATCGTCTATCATAATGTATCGTTCTATATCTGGTCTTTCAGCAAAATAGTCTTGAATGTATCTGCGTTTCTTTTGTATGCTTCTCCACTTAACATTGAGCTTCACGAACTCAACATTTGGTTTACAGTCATAGTCTTTGTAATTCTCATAGTCATCAGCATAAACAAACACATAGATTTTGTTATCGCTAACTTGTTCTAAATGCTGGACTAGATTTCCATCACGATTTTTGTAAGAAGGTATTACTATAGGGCATTTTGTTGTTTTCATATTTTATGTATGGGCAGTCAGCTGACCATCATCCATTGACCGAAAATCGGTCAATAAATAGACTATGGATATAAACGAGTGCTTTCAAGATTTTGTAGATGATAGTAGAATAGATTACTCTGACACACACATAATTATGGCTTACCCAGATGAAGTGTATAAGAGTTTCAAATTCTATGCTCACAGACACGGGTTTGACGAACAAACCGCTAGAGATTTTTTCTATAATGTAGTTGTATCTTATTGTAAAGAGAGTTTAATAGATGAAAGACTTGAAGCTCTAAAGGAAGATTTTGATGACTGATCAAGAATACAAACAATTAGCCCAGTTAGTCACTTACCTACTTGAGTCCGAAGACTGGAAATATATTTGGATAAACGAATATGCTGAACCAATTCGTTTGTTTATGTTTAAAACAGGTCTAACATTTCGTAGAACGAAAAAGTACCTTGACGAAGCTCTAAACAAATTACTAGGGCCTGTGTATAATAAGGTTCAGTCAAGACTCAGACGAAAAATAGAAGAGCCAAACGATTTGTATTTCAAACCAAAACCAAAATATGTTACAGCAACAACTGGAAAGAAACACCACCACAATGCTGGAAAAACATTAGTACCTTGGAGTGAGTTCGGCAAAAAATATCTTGCTCATTATCGGTTACGGTGCCGCAAAGAATAAACAACAATACGAGAGGGAGCGAAAATTCTTTAAAGAAAAGGGATATGCTCCCTGGGAAGTTGAGAAATAGAAAAAAAGGATGACAGTTGCGACCTGTCATCCTTTTCAATATAGGAGTTATCTATGAAAAAATACAATTTATTTATAATAGCAAAAGGGTGGGCAAGCGGCTATCCGCAGTACCCACCCATAATTTGTGATTTGAGAATATGTTAGGTTGGTTTTCCAACCATCATTATGTATTATTTGTCTTTCAAGTCTTTCAACAAACTCTCAATGTACTTTAAGCTTGTTTCTATACTAGCCAGACGAGCATCTAAGTCTAAGTCCTTCAATCGTTTAATTTCACTTTCCACCAGGGTCAAACGCTTATCCAAGTCATCGTGGTCAGTATCTAGCTTTTCACTTGTTTGCTTGCGTTGAAAATAAATTACACAGTATACTATTAGAGCTGCGACAACAATTTTGATGTCACCTGTATTGAAAGCATTTGTTAGTATTTCTTCCATACAAATTACCTAATCTTTGCTTAGTTGCTGGCACTGAGTCGGTTAATACCGACAACTTTAACAATACCACCATAAGTAGTACCAAACGAAGAAGGACTATCATTAGTTGCGTATTCCGAATTTCGTGATATAGATGGAGCTGTATTTACAGTAGACCATATAGGATTTCCACTTGAATTTAGTATAAGAGCTTTACCAGCATCTGCCGAACTATGAGATGGCAACTCACTTACTGGATTAGCCCAGCCATAAGTATCATTTCCCCAAGTCAAAACTTGTCCATTTGAACCACCAGATGGAACTTCTTTTGGTAAAGCACGGGTTACCAATGAACCATTAGACTCCACAACCATACCATCAGTATAAGAAGTAGGCAACAACAAGAAACTATTATTACCTACAGTTGCTGTATATTTGGTATTCATATAAGGTCTAACAATTTCTTTAGTTATTGTCAAGTCCGTAACAGAATTGTCATAGCTAACCTGAGAAGCACCTATATTCAAACGAGCTGTTTGTTTCTCGTTTGAAGTGGTGTCATTTCTTTGGTCAACATTATATAAAACTTTGTTTATATTTGCCATATTCTAAATTCTCCATTCGTGGTTTGCGTCTTTTATTACGAAATCTATACCCTGAACATTGTTAGCTCTACTATATGTAACCCATTGAGAAACATTATAGCCACTCGCAAACAAATGTAAAGTCTTTTGATTTGTTGGTGTATTATATTGTACCAACATATCATTATCAGTACGTGGGATACCAACCAAGAATCTATAAGTAGTACCAGCAGTCAAATGAAGTGCAGTATTACGTATAAATTCATGTCCATATACACCAGTTGAAATTTCACCAAGTTCTTGTATTGAACCATCACTTGCTGAAGATAATTGGTTTTCAAAGTTAGAATCAAAAACATTACCATACCATTGTCTATCATCTGTAGCATAGTTGTCATAGCATACCCAACCCGTAACATCCACATCTTGAGCTGGCGTAACTTCCATAAAAACTGCACCATAAGTGGATGTATTTACATTTACTGAACTACCAAAAACAGAAGAGATACTATCTGTGTTCTTCAATGTATATGTTCCAATGTCAGTAAATGGCTCAACTATGATAGGTTCTTCAGCATCGCCATTACGAATCTGCATAAAGAATCTTGGGATAGAAGGTCTTTCATTATAGTTGTCAGACCAAGGTCCGATATAGTAGTTGTTATTACCATCATTGAAGTCAAGTCTACCAGTAGTAGCATTTGACATGTCAATTTCTTGGTTTGTATTAGGGTTTACAATGTTCTGTACACCTACAGTAAATCTTGGTGTGGCATTGATATAAGAAGCATTACTATATGATGGACAACCAGCAAGGAACAAACCATTGCTGTGAGCATTAGATGGTAGATACAATGAAGCATAATACACACAAGAAGATTTCAACTCAGTGATGTTTGGGTTGTTGTGAACCAATGGGAATTCATTTCTACCCTGTATAACTTCAACCGGACCAGTATCACCAACATAGTCTGTATAGCCAGTTTCAAAGTCATAGACATACAAAGAAAGCATAATTTTCTTTCCAGTGAAAGCCTGCTTTGCGTATATACCAATCAATGTTGGATTCTCAGTTTCACCATCGTATACACGAATGTCGTGGTTGATTGGAACAGTGAAAGCTTGACACAACATTACTGCACCATTTGAAAGATTATCTATTACAGTTGGGTCAGCAAAGTCATATACATTGTCAACATTTGGCATATCAAAGTTTACAGTCAACTGTGTATCAAGGTCTCGCTTCAATTTTTCAACAGTTTGAACAACATCACCCACTTCTGTGTCAATCATTACGACACCACTAACTGGGTCAAGTGTAAGACCTTCACCAACTTTCACTTCAAGCTCATTTGAACCATTTACAGTTAGACCATTACCATATTTGACGGAGATTTCATCATTAGTTAGGTCAATGGCATCACCAGCTGTATAAGTAGTTCCGCCACCACCTCCGCCAGCAGTGACATCAATGCGAGTAATCTTTAGTTCGTCATCTTCGTAGAATTTAACTCCTTCACCAGCACTTAATTCATAGTCATTTTCAAATTCTTGTGCTGACCAAGCAGTGAAAGCAGAAATGTCTAGTTTGTTAGAAATTTGACCTTCAATAGTTTGTAGGTCGGTAGCATATTGCCCATTCTGCCATGCTGTGAAAGCCGTTGTATCAAGTTTATTATCTATCTGCCCGCTTATATAGCTGGGGTCAAATGGATCTGGAATTTGTGCCGTAGCAGCATTATATGCGTTAGCACTTGCTTCCGCAATTTCTTCAGTCCAATCTTTACCACTGATTACATCGTCTTGAATGTCTATGTTAGGGCCAGCACTGTATTCTGTACAGACTCTGATCAATTTGCGATTTGTTGAGAGTATGCTCATTAAAGCCTCCTACATCTATTTATAGCCTTTAGCCGTTTAGGGCATCATAATATGAACTTGTATGGAAGAACTCAACATTATAGAATGTTGTTGTACTAGCAGATGTACTATAAACTGAATGATTAGCAGTACTAGCAAATTCAAAGAAAGCACTGTTATTTCTCAAAATCATATCATTTACTCCATCTCCAATACCCAAGTAGCCCATTGAACGATAAGCAGAAACATAGTTGTCATATAAACAATAGTCAAGCATTTGTGTAGTTGGGTTATGTGCTAGGCTGTTTTTTCGTTTATAGAAAATGTACTTAATCTTAAAGTTTCTATCTGCTGAACCTGGAAAATAGTTTCTAATAAAACCATTACTCATTGTGGCATCACTTGTTCCAAATGTATATGTATTTCCTTCAATAGAACCACCACCAGTTAAACCATAGTCCTTAAATCTATAATAAGCACTATAATTTGTATTCAATGTAGCAGTTTCACCTGGGCGTCCAGTCAATGTAGTACTTTGTATGGAACCGTTACCATCAGTAGTAAGAGTAATAGTATGATAAGCGTTGGGGTCTGACCACGAAATAGTAGACCCAAACGCATCAATTTTAGAACCACCAAATGTTAATTTATATGTGCTATATTTCATTGACGGTTTTTCCTTTTAATCAAATTAACCTATGTAGAAGTAAGTTTCTTGGTTCAATCCACACCAACAGTTTTTGTTTCTGTCATTGTTCCAGTTTCTTACAACCTTCATACAACAACCACTGTCAACTTCCGCAACGAATATAGTGTCACCATCGTCAATCATAGCACTATAAGTTCCATAAGGACCATAAGAAGGTGCGATGAATGTAATTTCGTTCAAGTTAGGTAGAGCACTTGTATAGAACCAATGTTCACTAGCGGCAGTAGTTAGTTTGACAGCAGAACAAGTTATATTATTACTGTTAGCTGCTTTAATTATGTCGTACCAACTAGCACTAACATCTGTTGAAGGATAAGCAGCAAAATTAAGTGCGTTATTTAAGAATGTTACAACAGAACCAGCTCTTTCAACTGAGTTACTCAAATAGAAACTTGAGCAATTAGCACCGTGAGTATAAGCAGTAGTTCCATTTCTTCCTGTCATTGGGAATGTGTTTCCACCACCTGACCAGTTAGCAGAGTTTGTCATTACAGTATAATATGTATCGTTCCAGTTTGCTTCGTTTGTCAAATAGCCCAATGTTACCATATCAACTGTAGCACTGTTCTGCTTAACCCAGTTATTAACGGCTGTATTACCATCGTTCTTTGCCCATTGAGCACTGTTGCTTCTTACTTTGTTTGAAGCATCATCCCATTTGGCACTGTTATTGAATACTGTATATGTTGTATCACTCCAGTTCGTTTCATTAGCAATAACCAAACTTGTTGCCAAATCAATGTTAGCACTCTTTGTGGTTACATAGTTATTAACGGCAGTATTAACTTGGTTCCACAAACCACTATTGCTCTTGACTGTAGAACTTACTTCTTTAGCATAAGAACTTAATTCATTGATTCTTCCACTCAAGTAACCATCATGTCCATACAAAATAGACAAGTGGTCGCTCATAACATTTGTATAGTTATTGAAAGCACTCTGAGTCAAGAATGTGTTAGTTTGGTTGATACCACTAGCAATCTCATAGTTATTTGGGAAGCGATACATTCCACCCTTAACATTGATGCTGTGGTTCTTGTAACCACTCAAATCAAAGCTAGAGAGAACCTGAACAAGCATATTGCCGGTCAAAGTTTGTGTATCATCAATGATTTTAGCACCTGAAATCCAAGGGCAAGAACCTTCACCACCTTGTCCTGCTAATGCTGAACCATTGATGGCACTAATAACACTGTTTACATCATAATTAAATTCTAGTTTCTCTTGTTTGTAATTTAATAAACTATCTACTTCGTTCTTATTATAAACTTCTTCTTTCGTGTAATAGTTTGTTAAATCTATGGCACTGCGTGGTAAGAAATAGTTGTATGTTTCGTTCTTATTATAGTAGCTGGACATCGCAGACCAATCTACTTTTGAACTTAAACCACCTTTGATGTCATAATAAGCACTATTGAATGAACTTGTATCTAATTTGCCACTAAAAACACTACCAAATTGTTCATTGAACCAATCACCATTAACACCAAGTACAAGGGATTCTTTTCCTTCTACTGTGGCTTCGTAAGCGGTCATTGTATCGTCTACCGCTAAATTTGTTAATGGAGAAACACCCAATGGAGAGAGCTGTGTGCCTCTTCCAGTCATTGTGTCATCGTGTATAATTTGTCTTAAACCACCACCTGCTACACCACCAGCATCTCCAGCTGCAACATTCAATCTACTAACAATTAAGTTATTGAATGAATCATAGATGTAAACATCGTATGATAAGTTACTATCACCTAAAACGACTGCTCTACCATCAGATCCAAGTGGGATTTTGAATGGGTTTTGTGTGTAATCAAAATTTTGGTAAGTGATATATTTTGTATCAGTACCGGCTTCAAAAACTTCAATGTGTCCACCGACTACTGGTTTACCATTTGTATTTTCTATCTGGAAGAAAGGGTCTAAAATATACCCCAATTTTATTTGGGCTTCTGCCATCGGTTACCTCCATCAGTTGCTTACTTCTAGCAACGGAAAAAATCGTTGTGTCCTATAACTATTTATTACTTTATACACAAAAAAGGTGGCTCTATTGCTAGAACCACCCTTTATCAAGGAGCATTTCCTATAAATTAGTCTTCGTCCTTCAAGTAGACAAGAGAAACTCCACGAGCTTCTACGGTTCCAGCCATATATGGGCTGTCCCATCTTACGGTGTTGATAGCACTTACACCATCAGTAAATGCGTTAGCAAATACCTTGATGCCAGCAGTATCACCGACTCCGGGTCTTATCAGAGAGCATAAATTCCATAGTATTGACAGGAGTATAATCGTAAGAACCCTTAGCACGCAACATAGCTGGGAAGTAAGTACCAGATGCTGGGATAGAAACCTTCTTGCCATTCAAAGCAGAAGTGTTAAGGTTACGAGAACCAATGTCATCAGTAATGATCTGAGAAACTGGAACAGTTACAGAAGTGCTAGACAAAGCAACATCTTCCTTAGCAACGAAGGCATAAGGAGTTGTGGTCTTGTCACCAACAGTGTCACAAGCGAAAGCGCCTTTGACGAAAATTGGAGTATTCTTTGGAAGGACCAAGTCAGCACCAGTTGTTACACCAGTGATTGTCAATGAGTCATCAGTTGTAATGTTAGATGCTTTAGCACCAGAGAGAGCATTTACTACATCCTGGGAGATTTCAATAGGTTCCAAGAACTTTTCTTCATTGAAACGAACACCATAGAATGTACCAATGTCACCATTGTACAAAGAAGGAGTTCCTACAGGTTGGAATTGCTGACCATTTGTACGAATGACAGCAGCTGCTTCAGGGTGAATGAAACCAACAATGTCTTCGTTTACAATGGACTTCAAATAACCAGCAGCTTTGGCGAGTGGTCTGAAACCTTCACCAACGAAGCAAGTATTTACCTGTGGCTGTGCCTTTTCAACTTCTTTACGAACAACAGCGTTAATGAGTTTGCCAGCGTATGTTTCGGCAACTTCATCTTCCCACTTAATGTCAGTAACGAGTTCAAGAGCATCAGCACGAACAGAGTTGTTCATATTGGTAATGGTCAATTCAACCTTGCGTTCGTCAATAGGACGTGGAGAGATGACCAAACCTTCAACTACGTTACCAGCATCAGGAATGACGAACTGGTAAGTCTTACCACTTCTCATTTTGCCATTGATCTGGTCGGAGAAATAGTCACGAGAACCAATCTTCAAGAAGCCAGCTTTCTTTGCCATTTCAAGAGAAAGGATCTGGGTTAACTTGGATGTAATAATTGCGTTATCTACAGGATTCATATTTGTAGCAGCCATATAATATACCTCTTAATTAGATTTTACCTTTTGATTTGAAATACTTAATCGCATCATCTTCACTCATACCTTGTTTGAGTTCAAAGCCAGGATTAATGTTGGAATTTTGAATGATTTTACCAGTATCAGGAAGTTCCTTCTTTACAGGTGGTGGTGTGAGTGGCTTTGTTTCCTTAGCGGCTCTAACCTTTTCCATTTGAAGCATACGATTTTCCAACGATTTTAATTCAAACATCTTATTGAATGGGTTTTTCATTCGCATAATTCTGTCTGCTGCTTCAGGTTTCATAATAAAGTGTCTAATTAACTTAGGCGAATTATCACTGTCCTGAAGATATGTTAGAATGGTCTTATCGTCTTCACTCATTAAGAATTCGCTAAATTTGTTGTAACCGTACTCAGGATGTTTCGTTCCAAAATTCTGTTCAGCATCGGCTACCAACATTTGATAGCGACCGCGTTCCATTTCATCTGGGAAACAATTATTGAGTCTAGTTTCAGCAAGTTCACTATTTTCTTGACGGCGGAGTTCATTTTGACCTTCGTCTACTTCTTTCTGTAAGCGTTCAACCATAGCACTATTCCATCGCTGGTTAAAGCGATAGTCATCAAACTGGTCACGATTTCCACCAAAGTCTTGTTCAGTCAAACCTTTGTATTTCTCAAGTTCTGCTTTTAATGCTTCAATTTCTTTAACTTTAGCATCTAGTTTTGCTTGAGCTTCTTTGCGTTTGGCTTTTTCTCTAGCGAAAGAGTGAGCAATCTTTTCTTGCTGTGTTGGAACTTTCTTTGTCTCCTTTTCAACAGATTCAACTTTCTCAGGGTTTTCTTCTGTGACGGGACTTGTAGAAGTTTCCTCTTTAACTGGTTTTTCTTCTGAGGTTTCGGCTGTTGCGGTTTCAGTCGTTGATGGTTCTACATTACCACCAAGTGAATTTTCGTCAGGTTTCACTTCCTGTGATTTGGTTTCGTCTACTTGGGGTTGAGAGGTCCCGTTCATAGATTCTACTTCGTCAAACGATTTACCGCTATTGAAAGCGAGAGCTTGTTCTTCTGTCCAAGCCATATTATTTCTCCTTAATTACAGGTTCAAAGGCACCCGTTGCCTATATTTCTATTTATATTTATTATCCAAAAACATTTTGTGGGTTTGTTCCAGTACTAAAGTCAGGGTCCATCATTACGAACAAGTCTATCATATAAGCAGTGGCAGGATAAGCTGGGAACGCATCTCTATCCGAACCAGAGTCCCAGTCGGAAGAAGGCAAGTTACCAATTTCCATACCATAGCTGTATTGTCCGTGTTGTACAAATTCACCTTCAAAAGAACAGTTATACTCAGCAATACCAGTGGCATCTCTACTTACCATCTGTGCTGCACCGAAAAGTTCTCCATTTAAGATTTGTTGATGTGAATATGTTTGAAGACCCCAAGTCCACATTACAGCACATTGTCCGTTCTTGTGGTCATTATAATCACCTTCAAGAATACCAACAGTTATTGGTCTTGACTGAAGATGTCCTGAACGAGCAAGGTAACCTCTACCAACACTAAATGCTTTCCAATAGTTCTGTCTAGGAACTACTGACAAAGTTCTTTCACGATAGTTTAAGAAAATGAAAGGAATTGTTGTTGTACTGAAAATACCTGTACCAGTTGCTCTATCAGACCAATAACCACCATATCTCTTGAATCGTAAAGGTCTATTTCTTCCACTCCACTTCATCAAATATGGTTCTGCGTTTTTAGCATAAGTATAGCTGTGTTCATTATCCTGGTACTTCAAATTTGTTCTATCCAAACGAATCCAGTGTTTATCGTCATAAGTTGAACCATTACCAATCCAAATACCATTAACAACAGATTCAGCAGTATCTGCGTGAACATAGTGAATTCCGTTATCGTGGAACATATTACCAGACAAATAAACATAGATGATACCACCCAAATCGTTCTGGTCAATTACATTATAGATTTGGTTGTTAATCAACTTAATGTGTCTAGTTTGTATGTAACCATAGATTTCACTGTTACGAACAGTCAACAAAATACCTGTTGTGGCAATAGGAAGGTTAATTTGTGCGCTTTCAATCATACTGTCGCCAATCAAAGTAATTCCACCTGTACCGGCTAGACTACCTCTACGCAACTGGATGCTTCCTAATGTAATGCTAGTGTTAATAGTAAGCCAAGAGTCTACTGCATTTATGCTGTTGTTTGAGGTCAAACCATTCATTACTAATGAAGCATTATGAAGCTCAATAGCACCTGCGTTTAATACCTGAACAGTACCATAGCAATTCTCAATCGTACCACCAGCACGAATTTGTGCGTTAATTTGTTGTTCACCTAAGTCACCATAATCACTTTCGTTTTGTTTGTTCTTTAGAATAATGTAAGTATTTGCGTCCTTACAATTTCTCAACAAAATACGGCAACCACTCAATGATAGTTTGCTCCAATCGTAATTATCAGCAAACCAATCAGTGTCAATTTCCATATTTTGTATTGTTATGTTGTTAGTAATCTTCTTATTACATTCCAACATTTCACAGTTATTCAATGTTGTTCCACTATAAGGAGATTCTTCAACCTTCAACTTAACATTCTGTAAGTTCAATGGGGACTGCATTTCGTCAATGATGAAACCTTGACGAGCCCAGTTCAATGTATTTACTGTGTTACTGTTTAGCCAACTTGTCTTAATCCAGTCTGCGTGTATTTCGTAACCACCAATTTGTTGTCCGTGTTCACTGATGAACAAATAGCGACCATCTTTAATAAATTCACTACAGGACACAACAGTACCAGTCGTTCCACTCTTAACAACGAAACGAACAGCATTATCACAAATTATATTCTGCTTTACACTAACAGTATTACTACCATTGAAAACATAGAAACCATTTTGTGTTCCATTCTTAAAGCTTGGGAAATAAAGGTCCTTACTATATTTGTTTGCGGCAGCTGCGGCTTTTGCTCTTTGTCCTAAGTTTGAACTTGTACCATTCCAAGCATTTGATGGAATGTCACCGAACCAACGAACGTCAATATATGTGCCAGGAATTTTCATTATCCAAGCACCAGTATTTTGACTGTTAGATTTTATACAAACACCACCGTCATCAGTATATGTTCCACCTTCGTGCCATACAAAGTAACGAGCAGGACAATCGTCCTTAGTATAATAGCCGTGGACTAGACAAATGTCACCATTTTCCATTCCAGTTAATTCTTTCAATTCGTCAATAGTTTCAACAATGCCATTACCAGCAAAGTCTGTTTGAACAACACTTCCGTCCTTAATGAGTTCTGTTTTATACAACAACCAGCTATCTTCATTGTTATCGGATTCCATATTTCCGTTACCAATGTATCTCCAGTAACGAGCTGTATAATCACCTTCGTCAAGAAGAACTTGGGAGGTTGTAACCCCATTACAATAAATAGGGTTCTCTAAAGGAATGACCTCGTCAGTACCAAAAATGTTTTTCAATGTTGTTGTGTTTGGTTCATAGAAACCAATCTTACCAACAAGTGGCTTATTTCTATCGTCTAAAATTGTAGCCCAGGTATCAACGAAACACTGCATATATTACTCCAATCCTAAAATTGCTTTCAAGTTATCTTGTTCCCACTGTTTGTATTCAGGAGATTTCTTTTCTTCCCAAGTAGCATAGCCTTTAGACCATCTGTCCTGTTTAGCTTGTTCTAATTCTTCTGGTTTACTACCGCGACCAAGAGCATTTTTACCTTCTTTTACGCCTCGTTCACCAAATGTTTTCCAAGCATCAGCAACACCAGCCATAGATTTAGTCAATGCTCCTGCTTCATCATTACCCTTCAATACTTTCTTATAATGTTCAGTAACGGCAGGACGAACTTCGTCTTTGAAATATGGTTTAAGAACTTCTTCACCATTCTTTTCCATATAAATGTATGGATGTGGATTTCCACCAGCTGCCACTTCCCATTGAGTTAATGCTTCCATTTTATCGTTTCGTGGAGCATCTTTCAATGTTTTCAAGTCCGACTTCATTGGGCTTTCAGGCAATCTATCTACGGCCTTATCCCATTTAGTAGGGTTAGAAGCTAATTTGTATTGATTCTGCCAATCACCACCACCAAGTTGTTCTGTGGACTTCTTAATGTTTTCAGTTTCGTGTTTAGCTTGTAAATAATCATCTGCTTTCTTTAGTTCATCACCGAGTCCATTCTTCCAACCTTTCTCAGCATTACCGGCATATCTTTCACCTCTTCTTAACAACATAGTAGGTGCTAAGTCTGTACCAGCATTGAAAAGCAAATCGTTACCAACATCACCAGCAATTTGGCTCCAATCTTTTTGATAGTTGCTATCTGTTACTTTGTGTTGAACATCTCTCAATCCACGAACGGCAGGACCAACAACAGTACCACCAATTCCAGGAATGAAATCGGCTACAGCTCCAGCACCACCATAAAGCAAGTCACTAACATCTTCGCCCTTGTTGTACCATTCGCCCTTATCACTAAAGACGGACTTTTCAGGTTCATTGATGTATCTTTGCTTTGCGTAATCACTAGCAACCATCTTTTTATACCAAGGCCACTTATCTACTTCGTCCTTTCTAGCTTGTATTTCATTGGACTTCTTAACATCTTCCAAATGTTCATCCCAAGCACTATCAAGCTTATCTACTGTTGTGCCTAATTCCTTGGCGACATCTCGTTTGTATGCTTTACTTGCTTTTGCCCAGTCTTCATCATCCAATGATTTGACTAATCTATCTTTTAGAGGAGCAACACTGACCTTTTGGTTAACTTGTTTGTAACCTGGATAGTCACGGAATGTACCTCTTTTAGAAATCCACCATTTTGCTTTATCAGGAGCTTGAACATAGTCCTCATAATACTTTTCATAAAGACCATCGTCACTCTTTAGCCATTTTTCAATAGATTCTTCCATTGACTACCTCTTACTTTGTACCAATTACTTCGTATTCATCAGTAACTGGATTGTATGCTACTTTAAACCCTTTAGCCTTAGCATCGTTTGCTTGTGTTTCCGATTTTAGTATTTGACCTTTAGAATAAGCAGGAGCAATATAACCAGCTTTCTTAATGTCTTCAGGAGTGTAACCACCAAAAGCACCATTACTTTGTTCGTTATAAGCACGCATAGCCTGTTGTCTAGCAGCACCATTCTTCATCTGTTTGATGCGTTCCATTTCTGCTTTCATTGAGTTGGCTAATTTTTTATCAACTTCAGCTTGTTGGTTATTTGTTAAACCAACATTTACTGGAGTTTCAGTGGCCTGTGGAACTTCAACCTGTGGAGCTTCATTTGCTACTGGTTTAAAAGGAACAGGAGTTCCACCTGGGTTATCCAAACCATAACGAGAGTAAACCTGAGCAACCTTAGCTGCGTGTAAGTTTCTTGCTAGAGCTTGGTCATTTGGGTTTGTTGTGGTTCCAAGTTCTTTTTCCAATTCAGCATTAAGAACACCAATTTCACCTTGTGCCTTACTCAAATTATCTAGTTTAGATTTGTTCAACATAGCATTAGCATTTGCTTCTTGAGCTTGTCTATTGGCAGCATTTTGAGCAGCTTGGAAGGCTCTTGCTTTTTCTGCTTCTTGAGCTTGGAATTGACGCTGGATAGAAGCTTGTTCAGCTGCTTCTTTACGAGCCTTTTCTGCTTCTTCTTCAGCTCTAATTTGTTTGCCTAAAGCAGCAGCAGTATCATAAACTCTGTTCCAATCTTGCTGGCGTTCTCTTGCTCTAGCTGCGTTTTGAGCTTTAACATTGTTAGACCAATTCAAAAGGTCAATGTCAAAGGTCGGAATGTTAAAATTATTTCCTGCCATATACTCTCCTTAAATAGAAGCTAAAGACAACTGAAGATTTTGATTTGCTTTATTTTGTTCTAACTGCATTTGTTGGTTAATCTTGTTCTGATTCCATTCCTGGAAATCGTTAGCCAAGTTACCATACATTGAGATTTGAGTATCACGAACATTCTTTAACTGATTCAAACGGTTCTGTTGGTTTTGAATGTTGCTATTCCAAATCTGATAAGCAAATTGTCTGTCTTGGTTCATCGCATTGAGAGCATCTTTATACAAACTCTCATTTTTCTCGGCTACACCAGTAGCAATCTGGTTAGCTGCTCCAGTACCTCTACCGATTCCCGCACCAGCTGCTGTGTGTTGTAACTGATCACTCGTTTTGTCTATAATAGCTTGTTTGTTAGGGGCATAAAAGTCATCTACATCCTTGTCATAATTAAATTCATCAAAATCATATACAAATTCATTAGGGTCATAGTTATCAACTAAATTATGGTATTGTTCAGCATCTTGCTGTGTACCAACAGAGTTGTGTTCAGCATAATACTGGTTGAACATTTGTTCCAAATTAGCTTGGCTCATGTGAAGTTCCTGAGCGGCTTGCTCAAGGATTCTTTGACGCTTTCTTTCGTCTTCAGTATTAGACCATGCTTGGAACGCACCAGCTAAAAGACCTACACCACCACCAATGACAGCACCCCAAGGACCAAAAGCGGCACCTGCGGCAGCCCCAGCTCCAGCATTGGAAAGCACAGTACTTGTATTACTTGCGGTAGACATAACACCTCCAATAGATTCAATATATTTATGTTAAAATCGTGAAAAAGAACTGAGACACACCATTGACAGTGAATTTGGTTGTATCACCATCAATTCTATGTGTTCCACTATCATCAGTGAATTTGAATGTATAATGCTTCGGAACTTCAACTTCACAATCATCCCAAGTATGAACAAAGCACAAATTACCACGAACATTTATACAGTAGTTTTTGTCTTTGTATTTCAAATACTTACCAACAAGAGCCACATTGAGTTCTTCCTGTGTACTAAATTGACTTATATCATTTGTTTGTATTCGGTTTAATTCCATAGATTACCTGTCAATTATACTGTATTTGATTTTACCACCGACAATCGTTAAATTCACATTATCACTCATACTGATTTCCACACAAAGTATCGTGTGAACACCGAGCTTAAACCATTCAACATTAGTTTGGTATTGACCTTGCTCGCCAAGCAATCCAATCTCCTGGTTAGACCAATCACCACCTTTATCACTGTAACGCATCATAATCTGTGGAGCATAGCCTTCTTGTAATAAGGTCTGATTCACGAAATCACCAGTATTACAAATAAGTTTAATACTGTCCACAACGAAATGCTGATAGTTGTTCATCAACATTCCACTTCGTCTTATACGAAGCATTGGGCGACCATCATATTCTTCAAACTTGTCATAGTCCAAATAAACTAAATGACCATCATTTGTACCAAACATAAGTTTGCTATCGTGTAACTGTGCGAAGCCCAATCTCCAACAATGTAACTGGTTCGTTACTCTATCTCTACTACTTCTTCTATGCCACAAATTCTCTGTCAAATCGTACACGAGTGTGTAATCATCGTCATTGAAAGTTAGAGCATAGAATAAGTGACCGTTCTCAGTCCAACATTGACCTGTGGCATCACTAGGGTTTTCCATAGAGTTAATTTTTCGTTCAACATCAGGAGTACTTATCTTACTCAACTGGTTGCCCTTCCATTGGTAAACACCATTTTCACCAATACTAGAACTTCCTAGCCAGAACACGAAATCACCCACAAATGAAACACTGTGTGGAGCTTTAATACCAATTCCATTAGCACAGTTCGTAGGTGAAACGAAAGGAGCATCTACGTCATTGTTGTAAGTGAAAATTTGTGTGGATTTTGGACCGAATGTGTACAACAAAGTAGCATTAGAACAAAGTGCTGTAATGTTGTCAGGAGACCATTCAGCATAAGTAATGAAGCCATAGTTCTTGTAACCAATCTCACCAGGTCTAACAGAATTTATCATAAAAATGTCATAGTCAGTCTGTTGTGTGTTTGTTTCTGTTCTTTCAAAAGGATACTGGTATGAAATATAGAACGCATCTGTATCTTTATCGTTCACAATCAAATAGTTGTAACAATAAGCACAGTGTGTTGGTTGTATTCTTACTGTGGGTCTGTCTTTTTCTTCTTGACGAACTCTATAAGGCAAAGCAATAGTGCGAAGGTCCGCAATCATTCCAGCATCATCAAGTTCTGTGTTTACTGCCCAAACATTTGAGCCATCCACAACAATCAAGTGTGGATTTGCTGAACCTTCACCACCTGTTTCACACATACCAACTTGGTCAGGAACATTAGTCAAATCGTTTGTTAGTTCTGTTGCTGTATAACCATCATCAGACCAACGAATTACATACAAACTATGACCGAACACACCAAACAATACTGGTTTACCATTTATGTCACGGCTAGCTTCAAACAAACCACGGCATCGTCCACCAAGTTCCAATATACTTGTTGAACCTTGTATAGAACGCAAAATAGATGTAGACGAAGCACCTTCACCAGTTGTTTCTACATACAAATTGTTACTGTCACTTAAATTGGAAATACGAACATCGCTCGTATTCCAACCACCAACCAAATTTTGAATAAGTGAGTCTTGCGGCATATTAAATTCCTATAAAGCGACCATTTACGAAATCACTATAAGTGAATGTTGCTCTGTCTAACTTTCTAGCCAAGAATTTGTTTACAGAACTAGAACGTCTAACATTTTCTTCCAGCTCGTCAAGTCTAGATTTGAACAAATTAACTGTAGTATCACTCAAACGAGGATAGTTTATTGACAAATCATATACAAGTCCAGCTGTGAACAAAGCAATAAATTGTCCAGGTATGTTCAATTCACTATCAATAGTGAAGTCAAAGAATTCATTATAAATTAACTTCATATTGTAATCAACATAACCCTTTGGAACATAAACTTCAATTAGTGTTTCGCTCACAGGTTTGTAAGAGTACACACAAGCATTGTATGTGAAACGATAAAAGTCTTCGTAAGAAACGAAGTTCATTTCAGTCCAATCTGGCGTACCTGTATACTGTGAGAACAAACGAACAACTTCTTGTAAGTTATGTACTTCAATGTCTGGGAAAGATTCAAACAAGAAACTAGGGTCGCCTACGGGAGACCAGAACTGATCGTGTGATTGCTTTAACCAACAAGTTCTATCGTCTTTAATGAAACAGTACATTCCATCAACTTCGTGTGTTGCTTCAGGTCTTTCATCAATGTTCTTAACAATGAGAACTTGTCCATCATAATCTTCATTTACAACAAATTTACCAAGTGTCACCATTTGTTTGCCTGGCTTAAAGTTTACTTCTTTTCGTGTGAAGGACAAGAAGTTTGTGTTTGAATACTGTGCCAATCTCTTTTTCAAGAGCAAGTAAGCACTCTCCATTATATTAGCTTGAACAGGTTGGTTTCTATTTCTTAAACCAGTCTCGTCACAAGCATTAACAATTATATCACGAATTGTTGTTCGCATACTTATCTCCTTTTAAGGTATTGGTTATAATAACCACCTAAACTTCTTGATGTCATCCATTGTCCAAGTTGAGGTTCTGTTAAACCATAGCTGTAGCCATTGTTGCCTAAACGAACAAAGGCTATATCACTGTGGGCAGGTTTTCTAATTTGTCTAACAAATGTTGACTGAGCGAACTGTGGAGTGTTCATCCCAGCCATAAAAGCATAACCAGGATTAAACTCCACATCTTGGTCTTCAAATTGTTGCTTGGCTATTGGGTCTAGGTCAGCTAGCCCAGCAGCAAGCAAATAATCTTCATAACCTTGGTACTGCATTAATTCACCTCGTTACGGGTTTCCTTGTCAATTTGCGAGTTATTTTGTTTGATGGCTTCATTAACCATCTTCATTCGTTCTTTCTCCAAACCAAGTATTTCTTTTTCATATTTGGCTTGTTCACCAGCAACTTTGTATTCATTTTCTTGCTGTTTAGCTTGTATGTCTAATGCTTGGGACTGTTGTTCTTGTCCGAGCTTAGCCCATTCCAAGTTCATCTTATCTTCGTGTTCACGCAAATCTAACAAGTGTTGTTCTTTCTGGTTAATCAACTGTAACTGAAGTTCCTGAATTGTCTTTTTCAATTCGCCATTTTCAACAATCTGATTTTCAAGTTCATTCTGTGTTTCAACCAATACACCATTCATCTTGTTCAAGATGTTTACAGCTCTTGGGTCTTCGTCTTCAGTACTATCACTGATCCAGTTGATTTCAGGACTGTTAGCAACAATGTCGGCAACCAATCCGTCCTTAACATCGGCATCAAGTGTTTCCATATAATGCTTAGCAACAATCTTCTTTGTAATGTCATCAACCATATTTGAAACAGCTAACAATTCTTGTCTGCGTTTCATTAACTTTGTGATGACTTGGGGACCGTTTATAAGTTTGAACTCAGGTAATTTGTCTATACCTTCTTCCCAACAAAGTAACTGTATAATGTTTCTGCTGAAACTAAAAATTGTCTGGTAAGCATTTTCGTACAAAATACCAACATTTGATTCACTGTTAGCTTGTTGTGTAAGGATTTCAGTAGCTGTTTGGTCTTTCATCATTGGGTTCAAACCCTGTGAAGGAATACCAATAGTGGCAGCCATCAAATCGTTACAGCTTTGAATAGTAGCCATCAAATCTTGTGTCTGGTACTGTTCAATGATAGGTGTAGGTGGAGTGTCACCATTATAAACGACAACCAAAGATTCTTTTGTATGTAATTTTTGATAGAACTCTTCAAGGCCATCGTAAGCTTTGGCAGGCATTAGGAAGTTAGCCTTTGGTGTTCTGTTTGCTCTTTCCAACAATGTAGAGTAACCAAGGTTCAAACCAAATTGAAGGTCCTTAGTCATATCAACAATGCCGTTATAGTCAATCTTGTTTCCGACTACGATTTCATTGAAACACAATCTGTATATAGGGATTCTGTCAATGTTAATGTTTACTTTGTTTACAATTTTATTACCACAACACTGGTACATATCAACTGAACCACTATTGTTCATTTCGTAGTAAGTAACCAATGGCAACTGATCCTGTGGGACTTCCCACTGTGAGCCAAAGTCCATAAGTTCATAATTATGTTCGTTTGTAACAACATCGTCACCGTAAATTCGTTTGGCTCTAGCCATACCAATGAAGTTCACAATAGCACCCCAAGAAGCATCAGATCCATCCAATTCATAAATGGCAGGGTCAAGGGCTACCTGTGTAACGTCTCTAACGATTTCAGGACAAATCTTACCATCTTTTATAGACAAAATAAAGAAACCAGTACCTTGAATGGTTGCGTGCTTTAGAGCTTGAGACAACACATATTTCATATTGTTCTGGTTTTCAATGAAGTTCAATCTTTCTTGAATGTTGCCATAAATTCCATCTGGGTCTTCAATCTCAGCATGGTATGGTGACTTACTAAATGGGCTTACAATGGCAGAGCAGTATTTTGGATAAAATGTGAAGGAGCGGTTAATTCTTCCATTTCTATCGGTAGCCGCAACCAAATCATCAGTCCAAAAGTTGCCAGAGTATAACCTTAAATCATTTTTCTTTCTCTGTATGAGAGATTCATAGAATGAAGAACTCTTACTTAAGTTCTCTTTGACTTTTCGTATAAATTCTAAATCTTCAGCCATCTAAAGCCTCCTACTAACTATTTATTACTTTTAACGGAATAAGGTTTGACAAAGACGATGACAATCTTCTTTCGTAAATCTACTTTGTCCACAATCACAGAATGTTAGAGCCAAACTATCACAGGAGTCAGGAGACCTTCCTAAAATCTCCTTTATATCCGACTTTGGTATCAAGGCTCTCTTTCCAGCATTGTTGATAATATAACTGGTGTTCTTAATTTCTTCAAACAAGTCTTTATATTTGCGTTCGTTTATATAAAATCCATTCTGTATAGCACTAGCCATATTGAAGTACATACTGGTTCTAGTGTTTGCGTCTTGTGGGTTCAAAGGTTTTCCACCAAAGTTTATTTCGTTCAAATTACTGTGAGTGACTTTCATTGTATCGTGGAAACCAATGTTAAATCCACCTGTTGCGTCCTCATATACAGCCGCAAAGTGGTACTTGTTGTCTAATCGTCTAAATTCACTACAAATTTTCGCGGTGTCAGCGCCATTAAGTTTAACTTGTTCAAGAATTTCATAGTCATCACGAATTGTAAAGCAAGTATTATCTACGCCGAAACGAGCGAAGTCAATTCCACAGATGATTCTTCCACCGTTACCGTTACAACTTGTACTAAAATCACCAATGTTCACAATACAATTCTCAATGACGTTGTCAAGTATTTCACCATAAAGTTCCTGTCTACGCATCATTGGGTCTGTGATGGCTTGTTCAGCCATTTCAAGAGATTCTTCACTTAGGAACTTATTATCTCTCATCACAGCCGTAAAGACATCCCATTTTCCGTTGTTCATATTTTCACGAACAAGTGTGTTAAAGTTACAACCCATTCGTGGTGTTGAGCAGAAACGAATTTTTGGTTTAATGCCTTCACCACGCAAACAAGGAGCCGCAATAGCCATTAAATCATTTGGCATCAAAGCAGCTTCGTCAAGGAATAAGTTGTGACAGCGTGTCTGACCACGGCAAGCGTCAGGAGAACAATAGGTAAATCCTAATGCTTTTCCACCGTTGTAAGAAATCACCATTGAGCCTTTAGAATAGTTTGGTACAATTCCAAGTTCATTAAATCTCTGTATGACTTCTTCAAACAAATTCTGTGAGAGTGATTTGAAATTCTGTGAGAAACACAATGACTTCTCGCCTTTCAAAATCGCCATTGTAATCATAATAGACAAGATGTAGGTCTTACCTACACCTCGTCCTGAATATATCCCAGCCATAGGCTTTGGCGAGTTTAAAAGAGCCTTTTGGACTGGGAGTAATTTGTATGTGTACTCCATATTAAGCCTCAGTAAATTTTATGACAAGTTCATCGGAGTCAGTATTCTTCTTTGTTTCAATAGTTGTTTCTTTGTTCACTCCCCAATTCTTACGGAAGCGTCTTTCAAGTATATCCATAAATCGTTTAGCACCACCATTGAAATAGCGCTGTGTTAAGTCCATTTCTACTTTGTCCATCATTGAGAAAAACCACTCATTGAAATCGTGTATGAGTGTAGCAGATTCTTCGGACTGTATGTGTTTTATGGCATTGTGGTCATTCGTGTTTAGACAATCTCTTAAATCGGTCGGTAAATAGTCACGATTTGATTTGTACCAATTAACGAAACGAGTAGGGGCATCTAGTTTATTACGATTCATTTCACACTGAATTTGTTTAGTGATAAGGAAATAGAAAGTCATTTTATCCTTTCTACTCCCATCACTAACCATATTGAATGTGTTGTCTAATGAACCACAATCAGCCCAAACAGGTTCGTTGAAATTCTCTAATACCCACTTAATGACCTTTCGCCATTTAGGTGTGTATGCCATAGAGAACCTCCTAATTCTTGACTTCTTCCGTAGCTTCGGACTTTTCTACTTTATCTTGAATTTTGTTAAAGACATTCAAAATCAAGTTTAGTTTCTGGTCTAATACTACGAGAGCTTCAAAGAGTTGTTCGTTGGTTACTTTTGTTTTCTTTTCTTCTGACATATTTTTACTCCACTAGGATTCTCAGCACCTAATTGCTGTCTGTTTGTTTACTATTCTTCGGTGTAGGCAAATTCATCTTCACTCATGCCTTGTGCGGCATCAAGTGCTTCCTGAATTGCGACTACATCTTGTTCTTCAATTTGGTATTTTTCTATAATCTGTTCAAGTACAGCGACTAATTGTTCCATATCTGGACCTCCTATTAGCGAATTCGTTTCACTCATTAAACTATTTATGACAAATTAAAAACCCTCTCCAGGACGAACCAGGAGAGGGAAAACAACATAAACAGGAGCGTTATGGAAAATGAACTAAACCATAACTCTATATGTATAACCTTAAATTCTTTGGTTATTTTCTAGTAGTACGACTTCCGTTGGAACAAAATTACCAACAAGTTGCCAATAAATCGTATTTAATCGTTCCATAATGAAAGCACCAATTCTTGACTGGTATTCCACATTCAAATTCTTATCAGGTATAGTTTGTTCTAAAACAGAAGGTTCACTTGTTACAAATTTTCTACAGTTATCTAATGTTGGTTGAAAACCAAGACATTTAAAGAAAGAATCTTCTCGCTCCTTAATGAAACTTACATAGTGTTTAATCTGTGGACCAGACATTTGTGCTATGTTGTATGGAAAGAACACATTTCTTTGTAACAAGTTAAATTCATTTCGTGGAAGTATTGCGTTCAACACATCACAATAAACTGGAGAGTGATAATTTGCTAACTGGTCTAGCACAGAGCACTTCCATTCCATAGGAGCAGCCACTAAAGTTCCAATTCCTAATTTTAATTTGCGTCTGTACGCATTGAGTGAAACCCAATCCTGTTCTCTAATTTTATCTGCTAACCACATCCAAGCTGGCAATTCACCAAAGACTCTTGAATCATATCCTTCTTGATAAATGTTCATTGTGCCTTCAACATTTGTGTCAGACAAATATAATCTGTTGTCACGGTCACCAAAATGTTTCTTTGCGAACACCAAGTTCTCAGGTTTGTGTGTTAAAATCGCACAGTAAGTCTGCGGATAAGGACAATCAATCTTTATGTTGTTCTCGTTCAGTATCGGCATCACTTTCCTCCACGTACTCTTTTATTGCTTCTATTAACTTGTTTGCTATCGGGTTCAGGTCTTTTGGATTCTGCCAATGGTTGTAATGGTTCTCTATCGCACTCACTTGGAACTGTTCCCAAATTTTTGTTAGGTCTGTAAGATTCAATGATGTCCTCCTTTTCTTTACTGTATGTGTTCAAATTAAAGTACCATCTTTTCAAAGTATCAAAGTCCGCCACAACATTCCCACAAGCATCTTTTGTATTCAATCGGCGTTCACACCATTCAGTAGTGCTTTTACAAATGTAATGGTCTATAAAACCACGCTTCAAACACAAATCTTGAAATGGACTATCTATATTAACTTGTTTGCCTTCAGTATTTATCGCAATTCCACCATCAACATGGACAGTATGAATGTCAGGTCTAGTTTGTTTGTGTTTATGACAATAAAATGCTTTAGTATGGCAATTCTCAGGCACACGAATAGTATCATTATACAAACAATCTAATCTTGCTGGTCTAATAAATCTCTCACGAACAGGACTATCTTCATAAACTAATTTGTCATTGTCATTGTGACAAACCCAGTTTAATTTAACCATATCAACACCAAGGTATGGTTTGAGAAAATCCTGTACAGACAAATTACCAATGTTTAAGAACTCGTCAACGTCAATAAACAAAATCCATTCGTTATATCTCGCATTGACTAATTCGTTTTGATAAGCTTGAAGTTGTATTCTGTCACCTGGGGCATCATAAACTGTTAATTTATCATTACTCTTTAGTTCGCCATTCCCACCATTATCATAAATCGTTATGTTGTCAAAACCTAAAGAAAAGTGGTATTTCAACCACTCTTCTAAGTATTTTTCTTCATTCTTCGCTACTGCCACTATCTTTGTTTTCATCTTGCTCCTTATGT